TTATCAAACTGTTATATCATGTTAATGACAAGTATTTTCAAAGTGTAATTTTTGGGTAAAAGTCAAAAATAAAGTAGTTTTACATCATAATAAAAAGATGATCAATAAGTTATGAAAAGAACACCAATTTTAACTATTTGGGCTTTATCATTGATTATGGTAATATTGCTTGCCAATCCTGATAATGTTTGGTTTTGGATTTCATTTTTTATTTTTTCTTGTTCTTCAATATATATAGAGAAGCATAGTAAAAGATTAGAACATGAAGATGAATAAAAAACGTCCGTATGTAATTCAATCAATTACACTGTTGACATATAATGGTAGTAAGATTCCTGTTTCAGTTGTAGAGGAAAGAATTATAGACATTCCGATTAGGATTATTAAGGAAAAGGTACTTGACGCTTTTTCTTCAATGGAGGATAATCCGGTAGATGTAATACTAAAAGTAAAATATGTATAACTAAATGCACATAAGAGCAATGAAAACAAAAGAAGAACTGTTGGCTATGAGTCACGAAGAACTTGCCAATTATACTGTTGAAGTTCAATTTAAAGCATCCATGTATGATGCCGTGGAACAGAAAAATTCAAGAATGAAAGAATTGTTGGCTGCTGTAGGCATTGTTTATGAAACCTATAAAAGAGAACAGAATGTATGATGAACTATATCAATTGGAAGAAGAACTGAAAAAAGTTGAATCATGTAAACTTGAATATCTTCCTGAATACGGGTATTCGTCCAAGGAAGAAATTATTCAGCTTATCAAGGAAGATATATCCGATGTTAAAGGACAGATTGATCAGAATTTAAAATTACACATTTCAAAGCTTTCGTCAGGATATACTGATAAAATCTTAGAAGAAGAAAGAACCAGCCTTTGCTTAGCGCAGGGGTTATCAAGATATTGTTAAACTTTTAAATATTAGAGCAATGGAAGAAAACAATCAAGTTACAGAATTACAGATTATTCAGGCCAAACAAGCGGCCGAGTTTGCAATGACACCGGTAGGGCAAACCGTGAAACAGTTTGAGGTTATGCAGCGCATGGCCAAGATGTACACTGAAAGTACAATCGTTCCTGAAGCTTATAAAGGGAATACAGGAAATTGTGTGATTGCGCTTGATATGGCAATGAGAATGAATGCTAATCCGTTAATGATAATGCAGAATCTCTATGTTGTTAAGGGAAATCCGTCATGGTCAAGTAAGTTCCTTATCGCTACCATTAACATGAGTGGCAAATACACTTCACTTAGGTATCGGAAAAGAACGCTTGGGAAGGTTGGTAAAGTAAAATACAATGAAACAGTGTGGGATGCTACAAACAGACGCAATACAATCGTTGTAAAAGAGTTCGATGGTACTGATGTGGATAATATTGAATGTATTGCTTATGCCACTGAACTTTCTACTAAAGAAGTTCTTGAATCAGATCCGATAACTATTGAAATGGCAATAAAGGAAGGGTGGTATACAAAGTCCGGAAGCAAATGGGTTACAATGCCAAATTTGATGCTTACTTATCGTGCGGCTGCTTTCTGGCAACGCGCCTATTGTCCTGAAATATCAATGGGATTCTTGACCAAGGAAGAAGTTGAAGATATTCAGGATGCAGAATATGAGGAAATTATTGATAAATCAGCAAAAGCTAATAAACTTGCCGAAATCGCAGCAAAAGCCGCAGGAGTTGAAGAACAACCAAAAGCAGAACAGTCGGTAAATCAGCCCCAAACTAAAGCAAATGATAAACCTATTCAAAAAACGTTGTTATGATAGAAAATGCAGAACAAAGGTCACTTGACTGGTTTAGATGTCGCCTTGGTAACATTACTGGTAGTAGTGTCGGCTTGCTTATGAAAAGCGGCAGAAGTGACATGTTCAGCGATACTGCCAAGAATTACATTTTCCAAGTTGCGGCAGAAAGAGCTATGAATCCTGAGATTGTAAACGATGATATTGCGTTTGCCGAGTATTTGTCTGCTGTTAATGTAGAGAGCAAAGCAATGAGATTCGGGACAGAGCAGGAAGCAAGCGCACGTGATTTGTATTCAAGGTTAACAGGAAGGCATATTGTAGAAGTGGGGTCGTGTAAACACCCCACTATCCCCAACTTTGCCAGTAGTCCTGACGGGTTCTTTTATGATGAAGAATCTGGGGAGCGTGGATGTATAGAAATAAAATCTCCTTCCCAAAATACTTTTATGAAGTACAAAAGTGAAGTTTATGACAATGATTCGCTCCTCAAAGTCAAGTATGAATACTTCTATCAGTGTATGGCTCACATGATGTGCTGTAATGCAATCTGGACGGATTTTGTTGCTTACAATCCTTTCCAAAAAGATCCTATCCATATTGTTCGCATACTACCAAATGAAAAGGTCTTTGCAGAAATGGAAAAACGCATTCGTATGGCAGACGATATTATTAACCAAATAGCCGATATAGAGCAATGAACACACAATTAGCAATTCAAGAAAGCGACCTAGAACTGGTCGTGAGTGAAAAGACGTTAGGTAGTCTTACTACCAACGCAAAGCAAATCAGAGATATGGTAAAAGCCGCTTTGCCAATGTATGATATCTCCAATTATAACGATGAGAATATCGATCAGGCAAAGAAAGACAAGGCAGCTTTAAACAAGGCGGCGAAAGCCCTCAATGCCAAACGTCTTGAAATTGAGAAAGAATTCATGAAACCTTTCGGGGAGTTCAAGGACGTTGTAACCGAAACCGTGAAACTTATCGGCGAGTGCTCTGCCAAGATTGACACGGTAGTCAAGCAAAACGAACAGCAATACAAGGACAAGAAGAAAGTCACCATCAGGACCTACTTCGATGGACTGAATGTTAACCTTGTAGACTTCAACAAGGTATTTAAACTGGAGTGGCTCAACAAATCCGCAAGCATGAAGTCTGTATGCAACGATATTGATGCCATATTTGCTAAGATTGAGAACGAACTCTCCACACTGAAGGGGTTTGGTGAGGATTTCGATGTCCTCCGTACTTATTATATGGATACGCTCAACATCACATCCACCATCCAGTATGCCAACCGTCTGAAGGAACAGCGTGAGCGTGCCAAAGCAGCAGAAGAGGCGCGTATCAAGGCAGAGCAGGAAAGAAAGGCTGCTGAAGAAGCCCGTAAAGCTGCTGAAGTAGAACAAGCCAAATCCCGTCCGATCAATCCGTTTGCCATGGCAGGACAAAAAGCCAACGAGCAACCTCCTTTTATTAATCAGCCCGAAGCACAACAACCTGAACTGTTAACGAGAGCTTTCAAAGTCACCACCACTCGTGAGAATATTATTGCCTTGGGTGACTTTATGAATGAACACGGCATTGACTTTGACAAGATAGAACTTTAATATATACTAAGTTATGAATTATAGCATAAAATTGAATTTACTAAAATTTAAAAACTCCTGCGTTGTAACTGTAAAAGGCGCGACATCTACAAAAAGAGGTGTTTTCATACCTATTGAAGACAATAACATCTTCATATCGGCAGATGATAACCTGAAAGCCAAAGGCGCGTACATTGATTCCACCGCTTGGGAAAAACAGTCTCCCGGCAAGTATGGTGACACGCACAGAGTATGGTGACACGCACAGCATACGACAGTCGCTCGCCAAAGAAGTTCGCGAACGCATGACGGAGGACGAGCTTAAATCCGTTCCGTATATAGGTAACATGAAGCCTTATGAGGTGCAAAACGCTTCTTCGTCTGTAAATGCACCCACCGCACAAGTGGATGAAAATTTGGACGATTTGCCATTCTGATGTTATGGACCTATGTAAAACAGATATACAAAATTTAATCCACCTTCTTGATAGATGTGATGGACTTATAGACAAGTATTGCCGGAAACCTTGTGAACTGGATAAGGCAAGGCAATGCAGGAAAATGAGTAAGAAACTTAAAAACAAAATAAAAAATGAATCTTAGAGAATTTATAAAACAGTTAGAAGAAATCGTTGATGAATACGGAACTGACGATATGGATATTGCCGTACAAGTCCCACCTGGAACGAAATGCAGCGAAGAATCTTGGACACAGTTTGTAGTCAGATGTGTAAGTACCGATGGTGGCTCCACTTATTTACAATGTTCAAAATAATAAGAAAATGAAAATCACAATCAACAAACCAACAGAGTTTGAAGCAATCTACTTGAAAGTGGATGCTGGTGTACGTTATTGGGACGATGCGAAAGTAAACGGAGAGTATGATACCAATTGCGAAGATTTAGAGAGTCCTGCTGCCGAACCTACTATTCCATGCGCTGAATATGTAGGGGAACAACACAGAGTTCTGCATGGCGAGAATTGGCGTTGGCGACCGCTTATTGAAATCGAAGCAGGTAAGATAGTAAACTGGCAGCAAGGAATTACCGCCAATATCCATTACAAAGTATGCGATGATTTTGCTTGTGAAATTCTCGATGGAAACAAAGAGGTTATCACTTCTTACAACGGCTATGTGCCCAAGGTAATGTGCCCGAAAGAAAACGGATATGGCGATTACATCATTATGAATATTGACGAGAATGGATTTATTCAAGGATGGAGAAAGGATTTAATCTGTAGAATTATACAAGAAGAGGAGAATTAATCATGAGCGAAATGGAAAGGCATATCGGCAAAATTAAAAAAGTCGATTTAGATAATTACACTATTGAAGAATGGTGCGAGAAAAAATGTAAGTCTATTGGAATAGGTTTAGACGAATGCTATAAATCCTATAAGGAAGCGTTATTAACAGATCCATATCCATCTATTGTGATTGAAGTTGATGGCACTCTTTGGGAAATCATTGAAGATAATGAAGAAGAAGACACAGAGGATATATCAATCCTTACTCCAAACAATGACGGAACTTACAGTTATATAATGCAGTTTTATAATGGAGGAACTTGTTTATCTGAAATGCTTGAAGATGGTATAAAAAATATAAAGGAGGAATGATTATGATGCACACATGGTTTGAGTGTAAAATTCGTTACGAGAAAGTAATGGAAAACGGGATGAATAAAAAAGTCACAGAATCTTATTTATTTGATTCTTTATCTTTTACAGAAAGCGAAGGA